AACGTCACCGTACAGTTCCCTCAAATCAGAAAGAGTCTTTCTAACTCGGTGACACACAAATCTTGATTCTTCAATTGTCTTGGATTCCCTGGCGATAAGGAACTCGTCAGGGGGAACGTTCTCTACACGTACCTGCCCCTTGGAGATGGTCCTTTTCACTATGATGTCGTGAAGAGGCTCTCCCATATCGTTAGGACCGTCTGCAATCTTCTCGGTATGCTCAATAACATCCACGCTCCCCTCGGAAAGAAGGTTGTTCAACTCCTCCTCTGTCAGGTCGTAGTATTCTTCACGAGTCTCTTCCTCCTGGTCATCCCACCACACTTTAACAATGCCGTTCTTCTGCAGAAGAGCGTCCGTGAACCAAGTGTAGAGTATCGACCATCCCGGATTCAATTTAGTGAAAACGTAGTTCACATAGTCCGTGGCTTGCTTAGCCATAGGCACATCTTCCGGGCCCACCGGATTAAACTTGACCATCTCATCGCCAGCAGCAAAGACACGCATCAAAGAGGGTTTTATCCATTCTATGGTGTCAGCCACAGTAGAATCTACAAACTGACTTCTTCCCTCTACTTCGTTGCCAAACGGGCGACCAAGGTAGTAGTCCATTGCAATCTCTCTCTGCCGCGACAACGTATCGCCGTAGCCCAGAGAATCCTCTATCTCTGCCTGTATACGGGCCCGTAGTTCGTCTTCTGTCATTCGTTCTTTTGCCACTAAGTTCCGTCCTCTGGTTCTTCAAATAATTCATCAGCGATTACTAAACCACCGCCCAGCATTGTGAAAGGCCCCATTGAGTACACTGCAGGTATGTCCCCTCTCAACCACTTCTTAAACCATATGTTGGGTTTCATGCCGGAAACGCCCGCATTAAATTTGATCCGCTCTTCCATAAGCTGTAGGAAGGGCCTCGCGTCCGCAACGCCGGTTCCGCCGCCTACCCAAGTGGCTGATTGATACATCGCGCCGGGCACTCCTAGCTGCTCAGCAATTTCCTGCTGCGGGAGTTCTGCGTACCTGTACCGCATGTCGTCTAAAGGTGTTGGGCGTCCTTTAGGAAGGTCGGTAAGCATCCTTACGTTATGGGTGTCTACCGTTATGGGAACTAGGTTCCCCAACAGGTTCTGGTGAAACCTGTTCGTTTTTGTGCGCGGATACTTGCCATAAGGATCGGCGAAATAACCCGACCCAGGAGACACGTCTGAGGCGTTTATAACGTCCCGCATGGTATTGCCGTGTGTTTTTTGCAACAGCATCTTCACACCAGCAAAGGAAACGGTCGAGCCAGACTGCTGAGCGCGGGCCATTCGCCCGTATACTTCCATAGCGATGCGGATGTCCTCTTTAACAGTAGTCTGCGAACTGGCGGCTGCAACCAGACCCATAAACCGGGAAAACTGATTGTTGCCTATCTCGGGGCCAAACTCTTCTATAAAGCGCAGCCTCAATGGTTCTGTGTTGTACCAGGAGAGTCCCCCGGCCTTGGCACCGCGATCAAACGCCTCCACCACTCTTCTTACATTATCGGGCTTACTGACAAAGGCCCATTTTCGCTCATACTCCTTTATCAGGTCAGGGCTCTTGTGTACATTGTGGGGTATGGCGAACTGGGGGTAGTCCCTAAAGGCCTGCCTCAGATCGAACAACTCGCTCTCGAACTGCCCCACCACTGGCCTGTCGCCCCTCGAGGTAATAACGTCGTACCCCTCCCTTGTTTTGACGGGGAACACTCCGGGAGCGTTATAGAACCCTGTAGGCCTATTTTGAGCGCGTGTTACGTCCAGGGTGTTGCCTGGAAAGAACCTGCCCCCGCCTAGTTCGTCAGCGGTGTAGTACTGAACATTCCCCTTGAGATAAACGGCCTTTCCCTCAGAGATAGCGATGTCCGCGCTTTTTACGGGCATCCCGTTGGATAAATCGATGAACATGTTTCCCCAGCGGGGGTTCATGCCTACCACTACGTCCGCAGAGTTCTTTACGCGACTTATTTTAGCCGGGCTGTAGTGCGCGATATCCCCCACAACCGCCGCTGCCTTGGACTTATTTTGCCCCTGTGCAATAGCGATCCTGGTGGGTTGATGCACCGTGAATTCAATGTTTGTCAGGGGGACCGCATTACTGTGGCCTATATGCTGCCCTATACGGTTCACGCTCTGGGTCGTCTCGTCCCAGACGTGTATGGCCTGCAGTTGAGCGCCCTTGCCCAGCCTGTCATTTGCTTCTAAGTTCAAACGAACGGCTGCCCTCGTGCCCTCGGGAATATCAGCGTACCCCCACACCATAGGCTTGCCACTGGTCGTTAATAGGTCGAGGTTTGACCACCTGTCCACTTCCACATCGCTGTACTTGTTTGACTTCTGGCCCTTACGAGTACGTGCAAGCGCCTTAGCCGCCTTGCCCACCGTGCTTATCCTTGTCAGCCCATATCCGGGGATCATCCCCGTAGCAGCCAGACCCAGAAGGTCTGCCGTTCCCTCGCTCACGTCTGCGTCTAACCGCAGCTTGTCAGAGACGGGTTCCTCCACTAGAGCCGTCGCAGGGCCCGTAGCTGGCGCTAAAAGGGTGGTTAAAAAGCCTAATGCCTTCCTTCCGGCAGCCGTCATTACCGGGCCAGGGGGAACAGCCATTGGGAACCTAAGATCAGACCTATTTCCCTCTGTGAGAGCCTCTATATTCTCCACTAGGGGGTGCCTGTCAAAGACCGACTTCTCTTCGGGTTCGTCCATCAAAAGGCCCAAACCGGCCTCTATATGCTCCCCTACACGTTCTCCTATGTTCAGGAACCGCTGAAACCCTGATTTCTCTGGTCCTAGCTGCGGACCAGACTCCCATGCCGTCATTAGATCGTGGGAAGGATAATACCCGTAGCGTTCCTTATACGCTTCCGGGGACATAACCCATTTGTTTTGCGTGTCAAACGATGCCATAGTTCTTGTACTCGATGTTCCCTGTCCATGTCGGGTCCTTTCCCGATACAGCGAACCGGTTTGACATAGCGGCGTAGCGCGTCGCGCTCATCAGGTCGTCGTGGAAGGGCACTACTTTCCCGTCTTTCCTGTGGTACATACGGAATTCCTGCCACCAATCGCTTAAAGTAGCGAAAACATGGAACTTATCGTTCTCCATCTTCTGTAAAATAGCCATTATCCCCTCTTCAATCGAGTTGCCTCCCTTCTTTTCCCCTAATGCAGGAGGATTCTCGAAATGAAAAGCGAGCATATTGCATCCCAGCTGCCTGTACTGCTCAGCCAAGCCGGGATTCCCCATAGAATCTCGTCTATTGCCGTCATGGGGCCAAGCAATGGGGATAAAGTGAGGTCTAGTCCGTATAATACCCGCATGGACGGATGGCGACGCTTTTGATTGCCTGTAGCAGTCGTATACATACCATTTGTCCTCTTCCCTATCGAAAGCCATCCAGACACAGGCTGTTGGATGGTCAAAGCCAAAATCTATACCGCATATACGGGGCCAGTGGTCCGGGATAGTGATCGGGTCGATCATTATCTTCTCTTCATTGATCGGATAGACCAATCCCGATCCAATGGAGGGCCTTCCGTAGCGGCGCATCTCCCTTTCGTGAGGGCTGTAGCTTGAGAGAATTTGTTCCATGACAGCTTCGCCGAGATGGCCTCTTTCCCCCTTCATGGAGAAAATGCGCTCAGAAGCGTCGTCCCAGGTAGCGTTATTGATGGCCTGCCCAGTTTGGAGGTTGTTCATAAAAGACGCTACGGTCTCGGTCATGCCGTTCTCAGGGGTAAAGGTCATATAAACCATACCCTTACGGTCTAAAGTTCGAGTAACAGCTTGGGAGTATATGTCCCTGCTCGGCTCCTCGTCTAACCAAATGCAGTCAACAGACCGACCCTGCCACTTCTCTACGCCCATCTCATACGCTTTGAAGAATAAAGATGAGTTCCCCCCGGACACATGTCGTATAAGGGCAACGCTTTTAGCGTTTGGTACGCCCGGCTTCCTTTCGGTTTTTATTATGTGTTTTCTCGGTATAGTACCGGAACCGAAGGCCTCCGGGTCGTCGGGGGAACCCAGTAATTCAAATTGAACGATGTCTCTTGTTGTTTCGTTAGAAACACCC